CACCCAGGAGCGGCTTAACCAGGAGCGCCAGGCGTACATCGATTCCTTTGGCGCTGATGAGGGCGAGAGCCTGTTTAGCCAGGAGTACCTCTGCAGCTGGGACGCGGCCATCCTCGGCAGCTTCTACGGCCATGAGATCAGGAAGGCGGAGGAGCAGGGTCGGATACGGCGCGTCCCTTACGATGAGCACGTCCCGGTTCATGTCAGCTTCGACATTGGCTACACCGACGACACCTCGATGTGGTTCTACCAGGTCATTCGAGGCGAGATCCATGTCATCGACTTTTACACCGCCTCCGGCCTCTCGGTTGCGACCGTCATTGAGATCCTGCAGAGCAAGCCGTACCGATACGGCAAGTTCCAGCTCCCGCACGATGCCAGGGCGAAGACGTTCGCCTCGGGCGGCAAGTCGGTCATCGAGCAGATGGCGGCGCAGCTCGGGATCGGCAGCTTGATGATCGTCCCCAATCTATCGATTCAGGATGGCATCCAGGCTGTGCGTCAGATGTTCCCGCGGGTGTACTTCGATGCAGAGCGCTGCGAGCAGGGCATCGAGGCGCTGCGACAGTATCAACGCGAGTGGGATGAAGATAAAAAAGCATTTCGCTCGACACCGAGGCATGATTGGTGTAGTCATCCGGCAGATGCGTTTAGAATGCTGGCGGTGGCATGGCGAGCGGAGCCTCGAGCTGACCCGCGAGCAGAGACGAAAGTGCTGTATGTGGGCCAACAAAACGAAGTCACGCTGAACGATATGTGGGCGGTCCATGAGCGGACCCAGAGCAGGAGAATGCGAATATGAGTGGAGTGAATAATCCGTATCGGTATTCCTATGTGGTGGTCAGCGGTTCCGCGACCAGCACCTTTGGCAGGACAGCCGATTACGTTCATCACGCGGTGGTTGCGGTCACGACGGCCGTATCAGCCAATGCCAGCCTCGCGGTTGGCGGTGTCACGATCGCCGCCCTCCCAGCGGACACGCCGAAAGGGGTGTATACGATTCCGCTGAACATTGCGACGACGGGCAGCGTCACGGCGACGACCCTCGGCAATGCCACGATCACGGTTGTCGGGCTGTTTACGCCATGAGCAAGGCGGGCCTATACGCCAACATCCTGGCGAAACAGGAGCGGATCAAAGCCGGCTCTGGCGAGCGGATGCGTAAGCCTGGCGAAAAGGGCGCTCCGACTGCGAAAGCCTTTCGCGAATCGGCGAAGACGGTTAAACCGGAGAACAAATGAGCGCAGCCTGGCAGCGTAAGGAAGGCAAAAATCCAAAGGGCGGTCTGAACGAAAAAGGCCGCAAGTCGTATGAGCGCGAGACGGGCGGAGAACTGAAACCTCCGGTCAAGTCGGGCGACAACCCACGCCGCGCCAGCTTCCTTGCTCGCATGGGCAACATGGCGGGACCGATGGAAAAAAACGGTAAGCCGACTCGATTGGCGCTTGCGTTACGCGCCTGGGGCGCATCGAGTAAGGAAGACGCTCGAGCAAAGGCGAAGGCCATCTCGAAGCGCAACGAATCAAAGGATTAAGTCATGGCCGAAACGGTAGGCACAGAAGTCGAGCGCTATTTACGGACGATCGGCACCTATGACAACGAGTTTGCCAAGTGGCAGTCTCGGGTCAAAAAGCTCATTAAGCGATACCGCGACGATACCCGCGGCCAAACAGGCAACGAAACGGCAAAGTTCAACATCCTCTGGAGCAACGTCCAGACGCTGATCCCAGCCGTTTATGCCAAACTCCCGAAGGCCGATGTCACGCGCCGCTTTGGTGATAACGATCCTGTCGGTCGAGTTGCAGCCAGGTTGATCGAGCGGGCGATCGACTTCGAGATTGAGCATTACTCGGACTTCCGCTCAACGATGAAATACTGCGTCGAGGATCGTTTCCTCGGTGGCCGTGGAACGTGCTGGGTACGGTATGAGCCGCACGTCGCGCCCCAGGGCATTGGCGATGACGGCGAACAAGTGACCAACGCGATCGAGCGCGGTGAAGGTGCGCCGCCAAACCTCGAGCAGATCGAATACGAATGCGCCCCGGTCGATTACGTTCATTGGCGCGATTTCGGTCACTCCCAGGGACGCACCTGGGAAGAAGTCACCCAGGTATGGCGCTGGGTGTACATGACCCGCGAGGCGCTCGCTGAACGCTTTGGCGAGGAGATGGCCCGCAAGATCCCGCTCGACCAGGGACCGGAGCCGATCAACCGCTACAACGACAGCGCCCGATCGTTTAACCGGGCAAAGATCTGTGAGCTCTGGGACAAAGAAACGCTGAAGGTCTATTGGTTTTGCAAAGGCATGGGCGAGTTCATCGACGTGCGCGATGACCCGCTCGGCCTCGAGGGATTCTTCCCCTGCCCGAAGCCGCTCTTTGCGACGACGACCTCCGACAGCCTGGTGCCGGTCCCTGACTTTGTGCTCTACCAGGATCAAGCTGTCGAGCTCGATATCCTCTCGGATCGCATCGATGGCCTGGTGAAAGCGCTACGGGTGCGCGGCGTGTACGATGCCAGCCAGCCGGCGCTGCAGCGTTTGATGACCGAAGGCGACAACAACGCGCTGATCCCGGTCGATAAATGGGCAGCGTTTGGCGAGAAGGGAGGGTTAAAGGGCAGCATCGATCTGCTCCCGCTCGACACGATCGCGCAATGCCTCCTGCAATGCTACCAAGCCCGCGCTGACATCAAGGGGCAGATCTACGAGATCACCGGCATCAGCGACATTATCCGCGGGCAGAGCTTTGCCTCGGAAACGGCCACCGCGCAGCAGATTAAAGGGCAGTATGCGGGCCTTCGTTTGCGCTCAATGCAGGAGGATGTGGCGCTATTCGCCACAGAGGTGATACGGCTCAAGGCGCAGATTATGTGCCTCAAGTACCAGCCGAAGACGATCCTCGAGTATGCCGCGGCCAATCAGATGAGCCAGGCCGACCAGGCGCAGATCCCTGCGGCACTCGAGCTGCTATCGGACAAACCGCTGCGAAACTTCCGCATCGACATCGCAGCTGACAGCCTGGTGCAGATCGACGAAGCGCAGATGAAGCAGGAGCGCGTCGAGTTCCTGGGCGCTTTCAGCCAGTTTGTACAATCCGCGTTGCCGGTCAGCCAGGCTGAACCCGCTCTCGCTCCCCTCATGCTCGACTTGCTGAAGTTTGGGGTCCAGGCATTCAAGGGAGCGCGATCGATCGAGGGCGAGATCGACCAGGTAACGGAGCAGATGAAACAGGCGCTTGCCAATCCAGAGCCGAAGCCAAACCCAATGGTGGAAGCGGAACAGGCCAAAGCCCAGGTCGAGATGCAGAAGGCGCAAATGGTCGCGCAGTCTGACCAGGCGAAGGTCCAGGCGCAGCTGCAGATTGAGCAGCTCAAGGCGCAAAACGACGCGCAGCTTGAGCAGTTGCGTCAGCAGTTTGAGGCCCAAGTCGAGCAGCAGAAGCTCGCGGCACAGCAGCAGATCGAGAAGTACAAGGCCGATCTCGACGCGGCTACGGCCATTATGGTCGCCCGCATCAAGGCCAACCCTGGCCTCGACATCCCGGCGCTCGAGGCCCAGCAAGCCGTCTCTGAGCGTGTCATGCAGGATATGAGCATGGATGTCCGCGCCCAGCTTGATCGGATTGCCGGACTCTACGAGCAGATGGCCTCGACGACCGATGAGAATATGCGCGGTGTCCGAGCAGCGCTTACGACGCTGACCGCTCCGAAGCGGATCATTCGCGGACCCGATGGCCGGGCGATCGGAGTCGAAGCGGTACAGCAATCGTTTGCAGAGTTTGAACCGCCGATGAGGGCGCAGTAATGGTAATGACGACAAAAGGCGAGATGGCGGAGGCGGATCTCGAGAAACGCGAGGGCGCGATCGAAACCGACCATGAGTTTACGAAATGGGTGGAATACTGGCATGAGGGCGAGTTGGTCCACCGATCGGTTCACGTTCACTTAAAGAAAATTCCCGCCCTCTTTGGCGAGACGGAGAAATTAAATGGCTAACTCCCAGGCAATGTGCACGTCGTTCAAGGTTGAGATCCTGGGCGGCGTTCACGCAATCGGCACCCCGCCGACTCGAGCAAACACCAATAAGGACGTTTTCAAGGCGGCGCTATACCTCGCCACGGGCTCGCTCGGTGCGGGTACGACGGCCTATGGCGTTACCGACGAGGTAAGCGGCGCAGGGTACACGGCGGGCGGTATTACGGTCAGCAATGCGACCGCACCGACCTCAAGCGGCACGACGGCATACTGGACACCCTCGGCCTCATTCACCTACAGCAACGTCACGCTGACGACGGCCTTTGATGCTGTCCTGGTCTACAACAGCACCCAGAGCGATAAGGCAGTCGCGGTGTATACGTTTGGCAGTCAGACCGTGACGAGCGGGACGTTCATCCTCACGATGCCGACAAACGACTCGAGCACCGCGCTCCTTCGTATCGCGTGATGAGCTGTGGCAAAGGGCCCCTGGAACACAGGCACCTGGGATGACGCGCAATGGGACAGCCTCCCGGTTACGAGCACCACCGGAACAGGCGGTGTCGGAAATCTTGGAGTCTCCCGATCTGACGCGCTTACCGGAGAAGCCGCTACCGGCGAAACGGGGACGCTATCCGCGTCTACGACCGTTGCGGTCAGCGGCACAAGTGCAACGGGCGCAACAGGCTCTGTCGGAAGAAGCTTTGAGGCGGGCCTTACGGGCAATGCCGCTACAGGCGAAACCGGAGATGTCGCAGACAGCATTACCGTCGCCCTTAGCGGTGTACAAGCAACAGGAGCGGT